CCTTACCATAGAATGACAATGTATGCGCGGTAGCTTTTACCGTCCTAGTCTGCGTAACACCAACATCAGAAGGGAATACAAGGTTGGTTCTGGCCTCTTCAATCAGTAGCTCTTTATATCCATACGACCATCTATAGCGCGGCTCATTAACACCGGCTTGTGTAAATACCCCTTGTGTAATTTCAGTAGTACCACCGCTTGCACGAGTAAAGACGGCTTTTTCATGCAGCACACCATCTTTAACAATATCTACATACTCAACAGTCGGCCATTCTTGATTGACTGTTACATCAAGTAGGCTTGCATACGTTTTCCAATCTGGCAATGTCACAATGTAATCGCCGGTATCTAGATATTCTTTAGGAACGACCAATTTACGCGCCATGATAGTGGCGTTATATGTGAATGATGTTTGGCTATCTTGCTTTGCATCCAAGAAGCCAGTAGATAAAAATCGGCATGTGTGATCTACAAGGCCAAATTCTGTCTTGATGGGTAGAATGAATTCATTTAGGCCATTATCAAGATATTGTGATAGCTGCACCCATAACTTAAAACGCTGCGCATCATCCTCATTAAATCGAAAGGTAACATCCCAAAAAACAGGCATATCTGAGCCAATTTTTTGAGTGTATGCAGGACCGCGCCTAGGGTTTGATTCTGTAAATTGCGCGGGCTGGGTGCGTGATTTACCAGCAAATAAGAAAGTCGGCAAACCAACTGGATAAGCAATAATTGTCATAGTTTACTCTGTGCGTTTGAACCGGCTTTTAAGCCATCCCATGCTGGGCCAGTATTTGACCTAAGCCCATCACCAACGGCCTGCACTGCTTGACGTACCGCTATTTCAATCATTTTACCATCTGGTGAAGTTGTTGTCTGGATATCTGCGCCGGTATAGTTGCTAATGTTGATTGTAACGCCACCACCGCCACCGACCTGATTGGCGGGTGTTACGTTACCGTTTGACGTAGGCATCATGTACTGAGCGCCATTGTTAGCAGTATACATCTCCGGTGCGCCTGATTCATTAACTCGATACATAGATCCAGCATCAACAGCACCGCCGTACCGACGCGCTCCAGCTATAGGAGCTGCAGAAATAGAGGCAGCTCCTAGACCAGCAGCAGCAGCGCCAGCAGCAGCAGCAGCCGCAGGGGCTAATGCTGGCCCTACAATTGGAATAGCAGCAGTAGCGGCAAAGGCATTCATGGCGGCCATACTTGTCATCATCGCGACCTGACCAGAAGCCGCTGCTGTCATTGCCGCCGCTCCCACTGCTTTGCGTGATGTGTCTACTGTCTCTTGAATGATGGAGTTTTTGACATATTGAACGCCCATCTGTACAAGCGCACCTACTGCCTCATTTAGTATTGAAGAAGCAAGGCCACGCATAGCCTCTTGTGCTCCAATGGTGCCAGTTAAAAGCCCCTCAATAGCTGATGCTGATGCGGAACCAAATGCGTCTAGAGCATCAAGAGTAAATTGGTTGATCTCGCTTTGCTTCCCCCACGTTTGAATAGCTAAATCTTGTTTTGCGACGTTGTAATCCGTTTCAAGTTGCAATTTTGTTGCTGTTGCTTCTGCTGATGCATTAACCCCAGCCGCCGCCATTTCTGTTTCATACTGATTTACAATTTCAAGCTTTGCTTTATATTCATCTTCAAGAGCTGTTACCGGATCAAGACCACGGAACTTTGTTGTGACATCAATCGTCTTGTTTCGCACTTCAAGATTGGCCGCTTGCACCTTCTCTTGAATAGCCACCTCTTTGTCTGATTCAGACTCAAGGAATGCAACACGATCTTGCGCATACTTCTGAGCAACAAGAAATTTTGCCTCTTCGTATTGCTCAGTATTCTTGAATTTAAGCTTGTTTACTTTATCCAGTTCGTCCAGTTCTTGCGCGTCAATTTTGGCTAAGCCAGCAGCCGCGGCTGAGCGCAAACGCAGCAATTCTTGGTAGCCTTTTTCTTGCTGTGCTGCTAGTTTCTTAGCATTATCTTCACTATCAGCTGATCCGCTATTGATCACACGTTTTGGCTTTGATGCCGCTGGCTCTAATGATTTTTTTTCTTGATCTATTAGCTCTTGATTAACTTTTAATAAATTAGCTTTTTGACCTGCAAGCGCTTCTATCTGAGCAGCAGTTTTGCCAGCCTCTGCAGTTGCAGTTATTTCACCAGCGCTTGTTCCTAATACCCCGCCGACTTTCCCTGCTTTGCTCTTTACTATTGCATCCTGAGCTTTTTGTTTTGCGATTAATGCATCCATCTGCGTGTTAATTTCTGCGAGTGTCGCAGAGCGAGCAGCAGCATTTAGTGAGCGAAAGGCTTTCTCTACCCTCCCAATCGATTCTGCATATTCATCAGCTTTTTTCTTGTCTATGTTCTTTTGAAATTCAAACATGGCAACAGCTGCCAGAGCGATAATACCTACTGGCCCACCTAGAAAGGCCATTGCTGTGCGTAGCCCTAACATTGTTGCCGTAAGAGCATTAGTAGCAATGGTTGATGCGGTTGCTGCTGATGCCTGCATTCCAAGCGCCGCTGACATACCAGTAACCGCAGGTACAGCCAGTAAAGTGGATGTTCCAGCAGCAACCATTGATGCACCCCATGCAGTCATAGCCACAATTAGGCGTGATGCCACCACAGCACCCAGCGACAGAGCGGCTAGCTCAATTCCCAGCAACACCTTTTCAAGAGCGCTTCCAGCCTCAACCTTTCCGGTAAGTGCTGCTGTCAATGCATCTGCAAATACACGAAGGGAAGGATTAAGCTTCTCACCTATTGCGATTTGCATTTGATCAAAAGAAGCTTTTAGCTTATCCATCGATCCTTGGAAGTTATCGCTGTTTGTTTTTGCTTGATCGTATGCCGAAGACGTGCCGACAAGTGAGGTAGATAGCTTATCTACTACATCCTTTTGAGCTATCAATGTCAAAGCAGCGTTGACGTTCTCAAGTCCAAACTTCTTAGTTAAATCAGCGATGCTTAGATTTTCTTTTGCAAGGTTATTAATTGCACCACTTAAGCCATTTACAGATGGTTTTAACTTCGTATTGGCATCATTTTCTAACTTAAGTAGAACTGACTTAAGTGCAGTTCCTGCCTCTGACCCTACAATTGCGCCCTTTGCCAGACCCTGAATGGCGGCATTTACATCTGAGAATGAAATACCAACAGCATTTGCAGTGGCTCCTGCATTCTTTAGAGCCTCATTAACTTGAACGATCTCAGCCGTTCCTTGTTGTGCACCAGCGGCCATGATGTTAATGAATTCACCGGCCTTGTTTGCACCTTCGCCAAACTGATTTAATGCGCTAGTAAGAGCAGCAGCCGCCTCCGGTGCCCCGATTGTAGCCGCCTTGGCCAATGTTAATACCTGATCGGTTACTTCTTTTAAAGCTTCTTTATTTTCTAAAAGCTCTGGCTTTGTTGATCCGATAAGCTTCATTGCCTCGACAATTTCACTGGCAGACTTTCCGTACTTTAGGCCCAGTTCTTTAGCTGCATCGCCAAAGAAAACAAGATCCTTTCCGGTAGCACCTGTCAGTGCGGAAAGATTGGATAATCCACGCTCGAATACGCGTGCAGCATCACTAGCAGCCTTTAGCTGAGCAACTAAAGCACCAGCTGCAAAGATACCCGCAATGGATGTAGCTAGCACATTTGCTTGTTTTGTTAGTCCTTCAAACGACTTTCCAGCAGCATTTACTTCTCTATCAATACTTCTTCTGCCGTCAATCAACTCGCCTGTATTAAACCGTACATCATACTCAATGCCACCAACATTCTCGCTCATAGCCCAGCCTTTTCTCGTTTAGCCATCAGCTCAGCTTTGGCTTTCTTATATTGATCTTCTGTCATATCGACTTTGTTTTTAGCAGGGAATTTCATTTCAATTTGTCGCTGAAATTGAGTCATAGTCAATCGCCAAGCATCAGCAGCGCTGGTGCCTAAGTGTACCATAGCAGCGTCTACAAACTCGCTAGCGTCGAATGAATCGCTGTATTTACCTTCTCCTGATTTACCAGTTGGCTTAGCGCGCCCGGCAATTCCATCAGTCATCAAAGAGCGGGCCAGTATGATGAGTTCACCATCAGGGATAGATCCATCTATCCTCTTGTCAAAAGTTTTACTATCCTTGTCTCCATCAATCCAACCGATTAATTTGTCACTATAAACATCGTGCTCTAAGCAAACCCTCATAACGCGCATAGCAGCCAACAAACACATACGCTCGTTATGTAGCCAGTGGAAATATTGGACAATCTCTTTTGGATTGCCAATTTTAGCGATATTTTCAAAAGAAGGATTGAATAAAAAATAGTTACCTTCATCATCCGTTACGCCTATCTGGCCAATCTCTGTCAATGCTTGCATGCTCGCCCCTAGAATATTTTTGTATTATAGCATTGACAGTAGATAATTAATGACGCATAGTAATGTACATTAACTAGGAGCAAGAAAAATGCAGGATAGATTCATAATGCTAGACCTTGAAACACTAGGAAACAGGATTGACCCTGTCATTGCTCAGATTTCTGCTGTTGAATTCGATATTTCAACTGGATTATCAAAGTCAGAATTTAATGTTCATATTGAGCATCGTGATTACAATCAATACGGCCTTACCGTAGATCAATCCACCATTGCTTGGTGGGCACAGCAGTCACAAGCAGCAAAAGATGCTGTTTTTGGATCAGAAATTACTTACGATCTAAGGTATGCGCTTGAGCTTTTTACCGAGTATGTACAGAAAGTTAGACGAGACTGTAGAGGCAAAGTATTTTTATGGGGAAATGGAATTCGTTGCGATAACGTATGGCTGTTAAGCGCATATAAAGCATGCGGGCTTGATGACCCAATTAAATACAATGAAGATATGGACTATCGAACATTGCAATATATTGCAAAGCACAAAACAGGCCATGACTTTAGAGATGAAATTTTTCAAGGAATTCGACATAATGCAATTGATGACTGCAAATATCAGATTAAGTGCGCGTCTGCGGCTTGGAATTCTTTGATTAATTAACAAAAACCCCTCTTTAAAAAGAGGGGTTTTATTTTTACAACTCAATCAACCGAACTTTAGCCCCTACCGCGCCGCTAAGTATGACTACGCCTTGTAGATATGCTGAAATAGTAGATAGGGTAATCAATTTGCTACCCGTTGTTGCTGGAACTACGATGGTTTTACCGACTGACACGTCTATAGTGCCAATACCAGAGACAAAAACGGTAGTACCAGCATCACCATCAATCTTTAGTGATAATGCGGCCGCCGTTGTGTTGGTTACTAGCAAGATTTGCACTTTCGTGCTGTTAAAAATGATTGTATCCGATGCAGTCAGTGTTGTTTCTGGTGCATCAATAAAATCGGTTAAGTTGCTTGCTGAAATAGCTGTAATAGCGGCCATGATTATTCCTTATAGTAATTGTACGGTAACTTGACCATTAGATTCTGCACTGATAGACCATGTGCAAGCGCCATCATAAGGCATTTCTTCAGACCATTCAGTAACGATAAATGGGCCAGTGCGTACTTTGTTTGCATTAGAAATACGCAGCCAAACCTTAGCGGCGTTTGCTTTAATCGCTGGAACGGTACAAACATTTGAAGAAAATTCATCCTGATTATATGCGTCTTCTGTATATGTTACCCCGTCAGCAGAAAACGACACAGATTTAAAAGTCACTAAACTTGTTTTTGTAAAGTCAGGACTTTTATCTGCTGTTGTATCTACTGTTTCCCATTTGTCGGATAGCGACTTAGAACGAGCCATTCCTAAAGACTTCCACACCAAACTATTAACCAGTGCTGTTTCAGGGGCAATTGCGAATTCGATTTGCGTATCGCGCCCTACCATTGCTGTCATATTTAATTCCTTTTAGCTGTAAAGCATATCAATTGACAGTTCAAATACGGGCCGCATGTCATCCGTCTGGAAAAATACTGGCTCGCTCGACTGCATGTTAAAAGTGCGCCCTGAGCTATGAACATTAGAGCGCATAGCTTCTATTATAGCATTAGCGCTACTAAGTAAAGCAAATCTTGATGAATTTACTTCACCTACTAGAATAATGCTGTGATACGGATAGCGAATTACCTCTGCATTACCACCGTTTTGTGGACGAATGACTAGGTATTTGTCAGTAGGTTTGTCAGCTTCATACATGCCGAATTGCACACGGAAACCAGTGGATAAGCCGGTAGATTCAAGATAATTCTTAAGGTCTTCTGATGGTGTCATACATAACCCAAATATATATGGATCATACAGCAAGATCCTTTTTAACAATCGCATCAATAAGTGGCTTAGCTTCTTCAAAACCAAGCCTTAGAAATTCTTTCTTTGCAGTAGCACGTATAAACTTTTGTTTTATGTTTGGATCGTGAACGTATTTTGCATAGTTTGCAGTGTAGCCAAGCCTACCAACAACAGATGATCCTGTATTTTCAACTTCACGATATACAGAATTAATCAAGTTAGACGTATCACCGATTGGAGTTAGTAACGCCGCATGACTTCCACCAAGTATAAGTATCTTATGCATGGTTCCAAGCATTTTTCTTTCTTGCCTAGTAACGAAGCTGCCGATATTGTTTCTAACTGTGAACTTATTGTTAGCCATCACGTAACCAGTGTGTAATCGTCTGCGATATTCTCAAATACATCTTGGTCGCGCAATACTGCTTTAATTTCTGAAGAATCAACAAGTAACGGATTGTAAATAGAAGTAAATTCACCCACAGCTAAATAGTCGCCCTGCCCAGCCAAACTATACTCAGTCCAGAACTTCATAGTAGACACAAATTCCTGACCATTAGCCATTGTCATGCGTTCGTTTTTTACGGCATAGCTCACGGCAATAATAACCGGCTGCGCAAATGTTTTAACATGCGTCCAGTCATCTTTTCCAGTGCAGCGCCAGATGGTTGCTTTGCCAGTATTGGCCCAATTTGCGACTGAAGAGATATTACACCCCCTTCAAAAATAGATTACGCTCAGCAGTACGGCGACGCGTTAGACCTGCCAAAACTTTACCATTGGCCTTGTCCCATCTTAAAAACTGATTAGCCGCTGCTTGATAATTACCAGCATTCAGAAACTTTAGCAGCGTAGAGCCTTTTAGCGCGCCAATGCCTAGGTTATATGCAAAGCTAGTAAGTGCTTCTAACTGATTTTTATTGACTGGAACTGTAACAAGCTTTTGCACGCCAGCCTTAAATACTGTCATATCTTTTTTATAGCGTTCGTCTGCTTCTTCTTGAGTCCATACAACACCCTTGCTAACGCCTACTCCCGTACTTCCCCAGCCAATCGTCCATACACCCGCAGGGCATAAATAGGCGGTAAGCTTGCAGCCTTCAAATTCTTGGATAATATCCATCAAGCGCAACCCCCATCTAAAACCATCATAAAAGCGTTATTTGTCGCTGAATTACCCACGATAGCAGTAGTGCAACCGCTTGTATCCAGCTCACGCAATTTTACACGCATTGAATCTACGCCTTTCTTACCATACTCAAACGACCGGCTAGCACCATTTGGTGCGCCTTGCGACTTAAGTTTCCGCGGATCGGCAGAGCTGGCAATGATTGCAACCGCGTAAAGCTGGATAAATAACATAGTTGAAGCAGTATGACCAGCACCATCAAGGCATGGCTGAACACTGGCAACGCTATCAATCGCAGCTTGCAGGATAAAATCAGGGATAGAAACCCCGTAGGATGAATCTAAAAACTGTTTTACTTGATCTAGCGTTACCATGTATTATCACCTAGCAAAGGAGTCATAATTATTTCTATGGTTGTTTCTTGCTCACCATCTTTATTGCGCACTGATTTACGGCTTTCTTTTTCCCATAAAACAATCCATCCATCAGGTAAATTTTGCTTGTATTCCGATACAAAAATATCATGTCCTTCTGATCTCTTGTCTACACACCAAGCATAAAATTCTTCATGATTGAAGCTTCCTTGCGTATAACCAACTGCATTCTTGTATGGTATATCGCAGTAAATTACGCTGTTAGCTGGTAAATTTACATCTTGATAGCTTTTATTTGAAAAAATAACATTGCTCATTGTTTTTATTTTTTTGGCAATACCATCCTTGGCCTCTCTAAAATAATTGCGTCCGCCGCCTCTAGCATAGCCGCTGAAATAAATTCCAGCAAATGATCCGCCAAATCCTATGAAAGCTTTTAATGCAGAATCATTGCTTGATCTTGCATTGTTAAAGTCTTCCTCACTAACATTAATAGGGAATTCACGACCATTCACAGCCTCTTTCCACATGCAAATAAGCTCACGATGTACATCATTCGCCATGACTAAACCATGTTTGGATGAAATTTTGCTTGTAATGTTGCAAGACCCACAAAAAAGATCAATAAAATAACGATCTTTACTGATGTTATTTAGTAAAAACTCAGTAATATATTTTGCAGTTCTAGCCTTTCCGCCGAAATATCTCATAGTAAACTTCAATAATTGCAAATATTATAGCATAAAAAACCTGGGTTATATTAAGACATAAACACGATGACTATGGGGCTATTTATAGTTGGCAGATCCACCACATCAAGCACATAGAGAAGAGAGACAAAACACCCGATTACTCCTATGGTGCATACCGTCATTATTGTTGAATATTTCATTACCACTTCCCTGTAAAGTTAATAGTATTCCGTGTCGCATAGATCATGCCATTACCTACTGATACACCCAATGCAGCACCCAAAGCATCAGCGGCAAGGCCTTTATAGCTGAATCCACTTCCTGACGTTGCTACTTCGTCGCGTATCTCTTTTGCAAGGCCAACAGCTAACACAGCAGCCATAGGATATAACACTGGATGATCTGAGTCTTTGAATGCTGCCGATGCAGCCACGCACATTAATGCGCTACCAGCAAAGTGTTGTTTCTTGTCTTTTCCCGTCCATTCATCAGCTTGAGCAAGACCGGATAGAAGTAGTAGAGAGATGATTAAACGATTACGCATCGTGCAACTCCTTCGATTGTTAAAACATTAATCATATATACTACTTTTACTGTTTCACTTTGGTAAGTTCCCATGAGTTTGCCTGATTTTACATCGTATATGTAGATTTTTTTCATTTTCTATCTCCACATGAAGTTATTTCGTCAAGTTCTAATTGAATTCTTTCAATTACTGCTTGTAATAACACTTCTGATGTACTTTTATTTGTTCCGTTGCCGTCTACATGGAAACCGCTGAACTCTAGCGCTCCATTTGCATTTTCATGGATATTTCCAAATATGTGCACAGTAATTTTGCTCATCTTCCCCACTCCGTTTCGTTTTGATACGTCATCTTAGTATGATGTATAAATTTATACAAGATTTATTTTTAGTACTTGCACTCTATAAATTGATAACGTATAGTTTAATACATCAACCAACCACTACTAGGAAAGAGAAATGAATAAATATACAGAAACACCTTGGCTAGACTCGCAACCATGATTAACCCATTCATGCTCCTAGCAGCAAAAACAAAGCCAACACCGGAAGAAGTAACAGATATTGCACTACGCAACCTTATATGGCTTGATCTTCTTAAGGAAAACAAAGCAGATGATGCGATATGCGGCCAGATAACACGTAATCTTGTTATCACTCAGATCATCGCAGCAGATAAGCAAAGCCGTGCTTTATATGATATGTCATGTATTGGCATAAAATCTTTCTTAAAAGCAATGGAAAGAAAAGATGATCGTGATATGAAGTATTAATAAGTTTTGGGCGCATCTTGCCGCAACTAGACTTAGGTACTATCAAAGGAGCTACTGATCGGTGGCTAGAAATTAAGCATGTTTTTGGAGGAAGGGATGATGAATAGAGAACCTATTTATAATGACTGGATTAATCACGATGGCGGAAAATGCCCCGTTGCAGGTGACGTGATGGTTGAGGTTGAGCTTGCTGACGGAACCAGAGGTAGTGCTTTGGCACGTAAACTTGCGTGGGGCGGCTCTTATAGAGAAGAAAAAATTATCAAATACCGCGTAGTCAATGACAAGCCAGCATCAAATAAGCCTAGCTGGGATGATGCGCCAGCAAATGCTAAAATTCTTGTAGGTCATATTGACGGGCCGTGGTTTTGGGGTACATTTGAAGATGCAAATATCCCTAAAAATCACGACGGCTGGGTTGGTGTTGGAAAAGGGTATTGGATATCATCTTCAAAATGCACCGGCTGGGTTGATGTTGGAAAGGGGTATTGGATATCATCTTTAAAATGCACCCCAAACCCAAACTGGCGAGAAACGCTGGAATTTAGGCCAGTAATTGACACAAACATCAACCACGTAACAACAACCAATTTAAGCGAGGAGTTGGCAAACAAATACAACAAGCCCTGCAAAGGGATCACAATCGACGTTTACGATGTTTTAAAAGCGTTTGAAGTGACATGCCCAGCTATGCAGCACGCTATCAAGAAGTGCCTAATGGCGGGCAAGCGTGGGGCGAAAGACGCAACTCAGGATATGAATGAAGCTATTCAGTCTATTGAGCGAAGCAAGGAATTGTTAGGGTAAAAAACAAACCCCACCTAATCAGTGGGGTTTTTTATTAGCTCGCTGTGCAACAACTCGCCCACAGTTTTTGAGAGATCCGCACCGCATCAGCTGCACGTTCTTGGCCTTGCATGTGCAAGGCCTTCTCGAATTGGCGATTGAAAACGATAAACTTCTCTTCGCTTGTCACAAAGAGAACAGCAATACCGAATTCAGCCGAGTCATCATTAACAATATTCATCAGCTCATCACGCAATTTAAAGTCCATAGTAATCTCCATGTAAAAACATATTCTAGCACAAGTTTTATTGTTGCTGTATAGTTTTGTACATACACACTCTTATGAGCATCAATCATGCCCCCAAAAATGTTTTTTGAACCTTGCGCCAAGTGCAACGGCGAGATGAAAATAAGTTATTTCAAAAATAACGTTCGCTGCACAAAATGTGTGATTTGTAGTGACTCTGTTAGGACAAATGTTTTGACTGGTGAAGTAGTTGACGGGCAGCGTCGTAAAATGCCTATGTCGTGTCCTATATGCGGTGCTAAAGGCGTATCTCATCGTGACTCAGGAAAAAAAAGATACATGCACTGTAAAGGAGAGATATCACATTACTTTGTAATCTGGAAAGAAACACTAGAGATGGTTACAGATCATAAGCCAAGAGCAAAGAATGGAGAGGCACAACCATACGTTAGGCCATCACGCGCTAAGCATCCACCGCGTATTCATACACCTAGTAAACCTACAAAAACAAATGCCAGCAAGACTAAGAGAGAAAAGTCGGTAAAGATATTTCAGGAGACTAAAACCTGCTCAAAGTGTAACGAGTCAAAGCCGGTTATTCATTTCAGGCATTACAAAAAAGGTCTATATCCACAATGCAAGCACTGCGAAAACCTAAAGGCTAGTCAGAAAACAGCCGTAATTGATAACGCTAGACGAAGGATAGAAGCAAGACGTGATTTGATGGTGGATTTTGATCCGCTGTTTGGTTGAAATAAATATTGACGAATCATTTTTATTTAACTATTATTAATCATCTTAATCGAAGGGGTAAAAAATGTTACATAGCATCATGTTTCCACTTGAATTATGGAATCGCATCAATGAATTTAAAGAAAAAGAAGGCCGCTCCTTTGCTGGCGCCGTCAAACGACTTGTTGAACTTGGTTTTTCATCATTGGAGAATAAATAATGAGTAACTTAATATGATTGCAGTAAAAACGATGTCATCGTTGGAAATTTCGGAACTGACTGGTAAAGAACATAAGAATGTTCTTGCTGACATTCGCAAGATGTTGATTGAATTGCATGGAGATGGAGGAGAGCTGAATTTTAAGCGCTCCTATTTAAGCGAGCAAAACAAAGAATTGCCGCTTTTCAATCTCGACCGTGAGATCGCATGTCTAAAGCTGATGGAGAAACAAACATCACGACAGCCGCTAAGGAGTTAGGGCTGCAACCAAAACGATTAACTGAGTTTCTTAGTGCTGAAAAATGGATTTATAAGCGCGCAGGTGGTAAGAGTTGGCTGGCATATCAAGACAAGATTCAGCAGGGTTTATTGGTGCATAAGACAGTAGTTATCATAAAACCAGACGGCGGCGAGCGCGTATGTGATCAAGTGCTAGTTACTGCTAAGGGATTGGCTAAACTGGCTCAATTAACAACAAAATAACAGGACTATCCTAGTGTTTATACTTGCACTAATAATTTCTTTGATTTTAATTGCATATGTTGTCGCTTCTCTATATATCGACTATCAAAAAGAAAAAATACTACAAATAAAGGAGGAAGAAGAACGACTTAAACGTTTTGCTCTGCGAATTCAGCTACAAAAAGAGCGGGATAAAAGTTATTGGTGGTAATAAAAAGGCCCGCATATAGCGGGCCTTTCAATTACAGACCCACACCTTAGACAAATGCCATGCCGTTACGTGTACAAATCCACTTCTTATCCGCTACCGACTTCACAACTCGTAACTAATAATAAAAGCCCACTATCACTAGTGGGCTTCTTTGTTTATGTTTCCTGCCAAACTTGCATTTTTAATCCAATGCACGTAACAGCATTATTGCCGCACATGATAGCCATTCTCAGAGAAGACCCCTACATTTACAGCATAAGAGAATGGTGCTGGAAGGATTGATTCTGGAGGTACATTTGCGCCATCCGCACCGTTTTTACCGTCTTTACCTGCTGGGACGATTGGCCCAATAGGCCCCGTTCCACCTTCACTTGGATATGGCATTGAATTACCCTTTTTATTGTGAAGATACTGCTGCAATCATTAATCGAGACGCCGGTACTGTCAACCCAGTCGAATTCACTGGAATACCATTTGCAATGGTGACATTGCTCTCGCACCAAAATGGGAATCGAATCTGCACGCCTGCCGCAAAGTTTACCGGTGACGAAAATACAACCTGCCTAGCTTCACCATCACGAACGGCATCAAATACAGCAGAAAACTCTGATTTAACCCATGCAGAGCCGTTCCACGTTTCAGCGCCAGCCGATAACTGCCTAGTGCCAGATGCTACGGTGACATTGAAGCGTAAAACGAAAATGTAAACGCCGGTAAACGGGCAGGTAAATACGCCTGTTGCTGGGTTATACGACGGTACGCCGTTCTCGTTTACGATTGTATCCCACACAAATGGCGTAGTGGTTACTGTTGGAATGGCTAACGCTGAGGCACTACGTTTCTGTGCGTCTAGTGCGTATGTTTGCTGCCTATTGTCTGGATAAGGCATGTTGTTCCCTTTTAATAAACCCGCGCCGTGCGATGGTGTCCAACTTGTCTGTCATTAGAATTTACTCCATAGCGTAACACGCGCATAAGGAGCGCCGGTAATGCCTGCCAATATGGCGCGCATCTTGGAAACATCACCGCTGATACTTGGTGGGGTGTATGTTGCCAATCCAGTTACAATCACGGTGTTGGCGGTAACTACTGGATTGGTTGCGGCCAAGTAGTGAGTACCAGTGGGGGACGCGGCAATTGTCACAGTTCCAGCCGTAGGTGTAACAGGCGTGGTTGCAGCCGCATCACTAAAGAATTCAACATAGACTTGATGTGAAGTGTAATTACCATCTACTAGCGGCGTATAGAACGTAGCATCAGCAGTAGGTAAAATCGTCCCGCCTGATGCGTTGAGTACAAATGTATTAATAGGCATATCTTTTCCCTATAAAAAAACCCGCCCAAAGATGGACGGGCTTATACTGATTTTACGCTATTTAAGCGCGACGCTTGGGGGGTTCTTCTGGTGTTGCCACTTCCAATACAACATTCGCAACTTCTACTTCATCGGTATCTGAGATTTTTACAACGTGTGCTTCTAAAGATGGATGAAGCGAGTCCAAAGAGATAATCTTACCTTCTTCATAGCCTGCATCATAGCACCACGATTTTACGATTTTGTATAGGGCCATTATTTATTCTCCAAAAGCAGGGCCGAAGCCCCGCCTGTTATTATCCTAAGTTAGCCGCGTAAAATACACCGCCACGACCGTTTGCATCTGCCTTCACTTGCAAACCAACAGCAGCGTATAAGGCGAAGTTGTAATTATCGTAAGGCATTACACGTGGAACTGGAACTGTTGACATTGGAGCACCAACCAACGGGGTAATATATTCTTTGCTGCGAACGTAGCACAAGAATTCATTGCCAGTCAGTTTAAACGTCTGGCGAATTTCACCAATACGGCCGTTCGTAAAATTCATCACGTAGTCTTTCAGCGTGCCTTCTTTAAACGCACCTGATGCGCTATATGCGAGGTTAAGACGGCGCATAATTTCAGGAGAAACCCACAGCACATCTACTTTCTGGCAGTAATTATCATCAAGCTGCTTGATAAAATCACGAGTCCAGAATTGGAAAATGTTGTCGTTGGTTGTCGCGCTTGCAGAAATATCAATATTAAAACCAGACGCGCCCAAGTTGATTTTCTTGGTGTTGCGGTGATTCTTAATGCCCTGACCAGTAACGCCATCAACTTTAATCGTTGCATCACCAGTCAAGAAGTAATCAGCGATATTACTGATCATCCACTTGGATTTAAGGCGAAGAGATGAAGCGGCCAGATCAATACCTACACGCAGCCCACCACGCGCTTTACGGAACGACACACCGTAGCCAGCGGTAAAGGTAGGGATAGGATCAGAATCGTAACCAATTTCGTTATGATCTTTACCAACCGGTGTTTGGAAGTCCATAGAACGAATAACTTCTTTGCTCAGATCTGTTTCAATGCCATAAGCATTCGACGTTACACCGATATCAAGAGCGGTAGAGATACCCATCAAATCACCAACTAAATCACGGCCTTGATCGTTGTCCATTACTTCACGAATAGTACGATCAGTAGAACGCCAGAAGTCAAGTGCGGGCTTACCATCGTTTGTGGCTAGGCCAGCAAATTGATTAGCAGCCATTAGCAAATTCTGCTCTTCTTCGCCGCCGTCTTTGAAGGCGTTCCCGAACATGTTTACAATGCGACTTTCATTAATCGCATGCACTTGAACTTTAGACTTCCAAGCCTTGCGCTGATTAGCGTGATTAGCGTCAAAATCAGCAGATTCAGGATTGTATTTCTTTTCGTCAAAAATAATCATTTATGTTTCCCTTTAAGCTGCGCGGACGCGGACTAATTCACCACCAGCGGCTACGGTTAAGGCTTCGCATGAATACGCAACCACTTCATCAGTACCAAGAACGGCAAGCTTTAACAGGCCAGCGCCATCTGATGTTAATGGGCTATCAAGCTTTAGTACGGTAGCGGCAACAACCAAAGCTGCACATTCACGGTTAGTGACAAACATTTCACCAACGCCGGTATCACCCGATGTGATTGTGTCGTCTGCTTTTTTACCTTGCAGATAGTCCACATTCATTAGATAAACGAAGTCTTGCTTTTTACCAGCAGTAGAATGCACAACAAATGCGCCTGATGCGTTTAGCTTGACCAGATTACCAGCTTTTAACGCAGCACCCGTTAAGGCTGTGCGTGTAACTGATTCACCGTCAAGATTAATGCGATTATAACGAGCCATATCTTATCCCCTTATTACTACAGCGCGTCAAACGCGGTATTTGTTGTTTGTGGAGCACCGGTGTTAGCAATGATTGGCGCTGCTTTAGCAGACAATTCTTTCAAACGATCAGCGCCCAATGCTTTTAGCTCTTCTACTGTCAAAGCAGAATTAACAGCCAACGGCGTAGCCAATGCTGTCAATTCAGCATCTTTAGCAGCGTTCGCTACTTGCTCAAATTCAGCAATTTTGCTATTAGCAGCAGTTAATTTATCTGACACTGGCTTAGTCACCAATGCGTTATAGGCAGACAGTAAGGCAGCTTCATCTTTGCCCTCTGTTGCGATACCTGCCGCATTAAGGGCGGCGATAATGCTTTCTTTCATGTGGTCTACCTTTTTCGTGTTTATGGTTTTATATTCTACTTCTCGCTTAACTTCTAGCACGCTTCCAAGTAATTGTACAGCATTCTCGCTATCAATTACATAGTCTTGACGATAAAGTTTGTCGTTATCGCGATAAACAAAATATTTATCATAAACTTCCTGCACCCATTTATTGCCATCGTAGCCACCAATGGCCTGCTGTAATGCAGAGGTTATTTGATTAAAACTAACGTCTGATGAATTGCCAAACAATGACGCGATCCATTTAAGTATACCGCGCGGTTGCTCTTCGTTTACAATTAATTGAACCGTTTCAATTGGTTCAGATTCCCCCGCTGCATTCAGGTACATTCCAACCCCTTCGGATGGCGTGCCTGCGCCTTCTTGGTGTAGCAAGATTGCAACATGGTCGTAACTCATACTGCCCGCAACGGCGTTGTGTGCTTTGCCTTTGCTTGTTCCTTCCATCGGTGTTTTAGTCAGCAATACGCCGGTGCTGATATGGATAGGATCAATTGATTGCCCATTCATGGCCGCTTCTAGACGATTCACAAGCTCTACACCATCCGTATGGGCGTTTGCCTGATCCACATTAACAACAACGTCAATCAGCGACTTTGTACCGTCATGGCGGGCATTGGTTGCAATCGCACCAGCGTAGTCATTCAGCAGCGCTTCACCGGACGAAGCAGAGATGTAATTCCCTTGCTTGTCTTGAGGATGGCCCATAGGCATAGGAACGCTATTAAGGCTTGGCGTGGCAGCTTTTACGTTAGCCGCAGGATAGAGAATACCATTCATGACGATGTCATCAACAATCGGCACTACATCGCGCAAGGTAATGCGATTACCACTACGGGTAATCTTCTTGCTGTTTACTTGGCTAACAATATTCATTCTTGGCATGGGATAACCCTGTGTAAAAATACATTTTGATGCGTTTCGTGAAGCATCGGCGCGGTTAGGTGGCCTTGTACGCAACGGGAAACAACTAAGTGACGCTCTCTACAGGGCTCCATACGTTACCCGCATGCGAGATAATAGGCACGTGTTAGTGCATCAAAAACAATTATACCACAGAATAAAAAAAGCGCCATGCTGTTACACATGGCGCTATCTATAAAATATTGTTTAGGCTATTTCTTCACCGCCCATACCAAACAAACAACCCAACCGATGAAAGTCCAGCCAAGTAAAATATTCAACACGCTAATAGCTTGAGTGTTTTTGTTGTCGCATCGTGCTGCTGCAATTGTTGGAAACATGTAAAGAAAAAATACGAATAGTGCGATTAGTAGACTCACAATCAACCCGCCTTATGAAGGAATTTAACTTGACCACGCCATGACCTAACGACATAACCGTCTTGGATGAAATAGTGTGGCTTGAGGTTTGTGTTTACTGTTTTGGATTTCATCACACATTGCTCCGGTATTCACTCACCATTTCTTCAGCGCTTTTTAATATTTCAGCAGTCTTTTCATTCCAAGGTGTTTTTACGGCATCGACTAGTTCTTCTAGTTTTGCTATCAACTCATTAACATTATCCCCCTGTTGCTGCCATGCTCTTGTAAATCCTCTTTCCATATCTACCGACACCACAGATCCAAACTTTGCCAGTAGTGTCTTGTGTGCTGCTTCTCTTGTTACCATCTTTCCCGCTCCTTGTTTGTTGATGACTGCATCTTAAATCATCGTACAAAAATATACAACATTTACTTTCAACAACTCACAAACGACGATAGAGCGATTGCATGACTGATGTGTCACTACGACTTATCCAGCGCTGAACCATGCGTGTGTAGGCAGATAGGCGTGGCGGCATTGTGTATTGCCGCGTGTTGCATGCTTGCTGTTGTCCGATAGAGCGCCGCCTTGAATGCTCCTGTGCCTTACTAGCTAAAAAAACACTGATTTTTTCTGTGACGCTTAACGACGAGAGTAATGCTTTTATATCTACATCGTTAAGCGTCACAAGAACTTTTTTCAGAGCATTTCACGACACGAACAAGAGCGGGAAATATCATTTTTGTTTACGTTTCTAGAAAGAACGACGACAAATAAGTATGTTATTTTGTAATAATTACATTTTACGTAAACGAATAGCCTTGATATTTGAAAGAAAAGCCTGATTAGTGGTGAGAATTACAGCTCATTTAAGTTTCACCTACCTATGTTGGATGCACCGTTTGTGATGAATGGCTAACTTTTAGTAAATTTAAAGCATGGATGGAGACTCAGGACTGGGAAGCGAAAGAGCTAGATAAGGATCTATTGGTTAGTGGCAACAAAGTTTATGGGCCTGATACGTGCATTTTTGTTTCTCAAAAAATAAATAGTTTAACTATATTCCATGCCTCAAGAAGAGGAGAATACCCAATTGGTTTGTATTTTAATAAATCAAAGAGAAAGCTAAAATCTCAGGTAAATATAAACTCTAAAGTTACACACCTTGGTTATTTTGACTGCCCACACCAAGCCCATCAAGCATGGCAGCGTGCAAAGATAGCAATCATCAGGGATGCTGCTAAGGAAGAGAATGACGAAAGGCTGGTTGCGGCACTGAATAGGATTGCAGACAAGGTACAGGGTGATTTGGATATCGACATAGAAACAACTCATTACTAATAAAAAAGCCCACATACAGTGGGCTTTTTTGCTATTCACCGTATTTATCTTCCCATTTTTTTCTTTCTTCCTCCATTCTTTCAGTTAGGTTTTTTGTTAATAATGGTTTTCCGTTTTCATCTAATAGCACAGTAGTAATCCCACAGTGGCAATTCGCCTTGTTTTTTATTTGGCTATAGAATTCTTCCACCTGCTCCCTTGTGTACACCTTCCCAGATCTAGCCGCATGTGTTGGCCTAGTTGTTGGAAGAAATGCCGAAGTGTGGAGTAGGCCCGTTTTTATGCCGTATTCTTTTTCTACCCTGGCGTCCTCGTTTATCGTCGTCTGTCGCAAAGTATCAGTTATTTCGGTTTGCGCATATTGACGCGCTTTACTTCTGCTAACTCCTAACCTATCGCTTATTTCTGTTACGACACTCTTAGGATTATTCCCGCTTGCTACTGCTTGAGCGATCACTTGCATCAAATCCGCTTTAGTTTGTGCGCTAAGACCAACCCAGTGAGAATAACTCTTAAACTGAGCTGTCGCGATCGCGTTTTGATATGGTTGGCTATGAATGATATTAGAAAGCGACTTAGCAGCGGCGTAGGTGGCACTAACGGCGGCTATGTTCGTGTATGCGATAGCCGTTGCTTTCTTTACTGCCTGCTCGCTGAACGTTGCATAGAAAAAGTCATCGGGTGATTTTCCATCTACTAGCCACTTATCAAGAATACGCTGCGTTGTCTCAGCAAGTGCTAAGCGATCAGCATTAGATAGGCCATAAGCCACCTCTGCCAGATCGTTAAATGCATAGACTGGTATTGCATTGAATGCAGCTAGCAAATCGCTCTCAGCGCCTTTAAAGCGTGCGTCAATCTCTTTTAGTGCCTTGGTTAAGATACGATTTGCACCTACCGGATCTGTCTTGCTGCGTGGGATTATTGGGTTTTTCATGATGATCCTTAAATAATATTTGTATTATAACAAATGATTGCGTATTATTCTATACATGAAGATAAGACAACCAACAAAGCAGGAGGCAGAGACGTTTCTCAAGAAGATGGCGAAATATCCAGATTATCAGGATGAATGCGTCACATTTTGGAAAACATCTTTCAACTGCGACCATTCAAAAACACTAGAGAAAGTAAGGACGGTAAAAAATGAGTGAAATTATTCTAGGGCCATATTCTAAGCAACAAATAGAAACACTTCACAACATAAAAAAGGTGAGTGGCGGGAAAAATACAAGACGCTTGGGCTGCTTCGTAAGATGATCTACGCAGAACCAACTAAGAGCATGAAGAGGAAAGCAGTGTATTTTATAGTCGCTAAAAATTTAAATATTGATTTGTGATTTAGTGCTTGCATAGTTTTATGCGTTAGTTAATAATGCAGGCATACCAAACAACTTAACGGGGTTAGAAAATGTCTGAAAAATTATTCCACATACATTGCGTTAACGTAAAAACTAAAAAAGTAACCGTGATGACATCGTCGCCATTAAACCATCATGAAGCATGCACGATGCTAAGTAAGCTTACCAAGCATGACCATGCTGATTTAATTCTTGTTGAGGCTAAGTGATGACGTACTACATAACCACAAAAACAAGCAATATAAATGTAAAGGATCCATTGCCTACGCATCTATGGAAACGCAGCTCAAGAACAAACGAGCCAATATGCAGATGCGGCAAAGGTTATGGCAGTGAGTACGATGGATTATGTGTAAGTTGTCGCGGTAGTGCTGCTGATAAAGTTAAATGGGAGAAGATGAAATGAAAAAATACGACCACCACACATGGCTAATCCCAGAATGGGAGCGGATGGATAGGCCAGAGGTTGAACGATATTCAAACATTCGTGAACAGTGGGAATTAGATGAAGACCCTGATTTTAAGCCGGTGTTCCAATACCGCATCAAATCCAAGCCGTGGATTAATTGGGAGCATGTGAGTGAGTTATTAACGTGGCTAGCAACTGGGGCCGATGGTTCTTCTTGCCTTTTTACTGCAGAGCCATCAATGCCTAGTCTTAAATGGGAAAGTAAATCTACAACGGCCAGCCATGCTGCTGATAACTTCTCATCATTCACCCAAGGAAAATGCGACTGGCGAGAGTCGCTAGTGATGCGGCCTGTTGTTATTGGAGAAACAAAATGAACAAAGAAAAAATGGTTAAGGTGCGGTTGTTGAATAAAGGTGGGTATGACGATCTTCAAGCAATTAAATTCCCTGTGGACGTTTATGCTAAAAAAGATAAAAACTCGAGTGGTGTGTATGTAAAAGATTCCGAGTTTGGCGTTGTATGTTCAATTATTTCAAATGATGGTGTTTATTGGTTTCCCCGTCGCGAGTTCGATATTATTGAAGAAGAGCCAGCACCACAACAGCAACAAACTATTGAGCAGTTACTTAAAGAACTAGCACAAGTAAATACAGATGGATTGGCATTAGCAAATAGAAAAAATGAATTGCTTGGAATTCTTAATCTAAGGTTAAATCCATACGGCTATCGATTAGAAGATTAACAAAAAGCCCCATAACGGGGCTTTTTTTACATCACTGGCTTATCTTTAGGCGGCGTATCCGTAGGCACATCCACTACCGGCCTTTCAATCTCCATCGGATCATAATCAGCCATCAATCGCATCTCCTCTTGCGTATAAACTGGCTCGGCTCCTGATTCAAACGTCACTTTGTTTGTATCGGCCATGATCTTGGTCTTCTCTAGCCGATCTTTGTCGCTTGGCTCAAGTAAATCAGACCATTCAATCTTGAACTCGCCAGCCGGTAGCAGGGTTGCTGCCTGCATGCGATGAATAAACTCAGTTAGCATAGGCTCGCATTCATTTAAACGGCGTGATCCACAACGGTTTGCAGTATCAGTCTTATCTTGATCAGATGCTAGTCGGCCTGTCTGCTGACCGAATAGAACGGTAAATGGCAACTGAACAGACGCAGCAAACTCATTAGCAGGTACAGCCCATGGGCCAGTAGGATCTGCAATGGTTGTTTGTAGTGTCGTTACCTTTGCACCCTGCAAGACAATCGCCGCGTCCTGGTTTGTGTTTAGTGCGCGGATCTGCTTATTTAGAGCGTCCTTTAGGCTAACTGGCTCTGCTCCATCTACTCCCTTTACTGTCGGATCTGCATCCTTATCAAACTCAACAGAAACCGTGCGTGCTGAATTCTTTAAGAATGACTCACCACTACCGCCAGAAACTTTACACATATCAATAATGTGATTGAAGCCAGCCTTTAATAGTGGAACAGTCCGCATCTCTTGAACACGTGTCCAATGGATTTGTACCTGTGTTACTGGCTGCTTATACTGAGCAAATGGCCTGTTCTCGGTATAGCTCCACATGGTAGGCTCGCCATAACGCTCTGAGCTGGTGTCCATATCCCAAGCACTAGCCTTAATCTCATTTTCCCAGCAAGGGATAAGCTTTACTAGACGCTGTGCGGTTTCAAGCGGTTGATCCCATCGCTTGTTATCCGCTACTTGATAAATGATAGCCGAGTAATAACCTACCAGACCCCGGCGATCCAGCTCAATAATTTTATTCCATACATTCGTTTTCTTTTCTTGGAAAAATACACCTACCTGTTTTTCCCATGTGGATTCGTTATCCTTACCATCATCAAGTTTAATGCGCGGCACTTTCTCCCAGCACTTACCAAGGATACGCTCTACCGCACCATGCCCAGCACCAGTTCTCTCGTATGCTGTCTTGAACTCCTCGAAACTGATCTCAGTCGGGTAGCCATAGGTACACCATGCATCAGGCCGCTTACTGTCTAGTGACATGCTGCCAGCAAACGCTTGGCGAGCTGCTGACACAGCGCTATTTATCGTCATCATTAAGTTCATTCTGTCAACCTCGGATAATTTTTATCATTATAACAACTAAATGCAAAGATAGTGCTTGCATAATTTTATACACTTATCTATACTCACTACATCGAATCAAACAACGCAACGTAACGGAGTTTCAAAATGATTAGCCAAATCGAAGCAATCATCCGAGCAAAACAAGAACGATTTATTTTAACCACCACGCTAAAACAATTACGCAAAGCTGGCGCTTGCTACGGAGGATATAACAAAGTTGTCCGCTCGCTGCAAAACTTACCATTTACAGAAAAAGATAACGATAGTTGTAGCTATATCCGATTTGCTCACAAAGAAGAAATCAATATTCTTGATATTCTTGAATCAAACGGAGTAGATGACTGCTTGTGGGCGCTATGTGCAACGACACAAAAATGTGACAAAGTAGCTCGTTTAATGGCGGTTAAATTTGTGCGTGAAGTTCAGTATTTAATAACTGACCCGAGCAGTTTAAATGCACTTGATGTTGCAGAGCGCTTTGCGAATGGTGAGGCGACAGAGGAAGAGCTTGCCGTAGCATGGGCCGCAGCACGGGACGTAGCATGGGACGCAGCACGGGACGCAGCACGGGACGTAGCACGGGACGTAGCATGGGCCGCAGCAGGGGACGCAGCACGGGACGCAGCATGGGCCGCAGCAGGGGACGCAGCACGGGACGTAGCATGGGGCGCAGCACGGGACGCAGCAAAGGCAAAGCAAGCCGAAATTATCAAAAGTTTCTTGGGGCGTTGATATGTTGTCATACACCACGCGCCGCAGTCGCCGCTGAAATGGCAAAGGAGAATAAATAATGTTTGTATACACAATACAAGATGTGGTCGCCATGTATTTTTTTGGCGCCCTTGCAGCAATTGGCGTGTTATGGGTTGTTTTTTACATTTCGTATAACATATTTTTTGATGTAATTAATTTATTTAAAAAAATAGGGAATAAAAAATGAACCTATCCCAAATCCTAATTAAATCAGGAGTAACACCTAATCATTTGCATCCTGATTGCAAGTTTATTGCGCAGGATGGGGATGATGGGATTTTGGCTGAATATTCAAAAATGCCATTACTCTCCAAACATCATAAAAAAATGTGGCTAATTGATTTCATGGTCCCTAATCAGTCACTTCCATATATACCAGTTATATCAGAGGACTGGCAAACCCCATTATCCCGCGAACAATCCACCGCAGACTATGAGGAATACAAAAAAAGGAAATATTATGAAATAGCTGTAAAGGCCATTCAAGGTATTTTTGCAGACAAGTCTTTAAGCTCTAGCGAAGCAAAAGAAAAGCTTGAAGAACTTGTCTCTATGATTGAATCATTTATTGATTGTCTAGATGGAAAATAAATGAACCAAGACCTTAAATACTTCCTACTAACGCTATCCGCTGGCGTTGTTTATTCTTTAATTTGGTATTTTGTGGGGTGAATGATGTTACGAAAAATAGTTGATATATTTTTTCTAATAACTCTTGTTTTGCTTATTTTTGGGCTATTAAGCGTTACTCGTATTACGATTCGTTTTGACGAATCAAAATACATCAACAAAGCACATTGCATCGGCCTACCAAGTAGTGATGTAAATGAGTATTGGGCGTGCAAGAAGGAGGTTAAGAAATGATCCGTTTGATAGATGACTGGCGCACCTCCCACAAAAAAGCCACGGTTATCTTCTGCGCATTCATGGGCGTACTTGCACAATACTATACAGATGTGCTATCATTCGCTTATCATGAATTACCAATAATTGCTCAGCACATGCCAGCAGAGGCTGGGCTGGGTAAGTGGATTCCTTGGATTGTCATATTTCTAAGGATTGTTTCTTTTAAGAAGGATAAGTTAAATGTAAGTGTCAATAAATAAAGAGTTTGAAGTTAATGTTGCTGATTTAGCAAAGACAATGAGCCATGAAGAGTTAATCACTACTCTAGGAATTAATACAATGACCAATCACACCCCACTACAACCACTATCAGAAGAATTGTTTGATCAACAGAATGAAGTTATGGCTGCTATGCATGACTATGAATAGCCTTTTATTATCATCAATCCTAGCAGCCCTCATTATGGGGGCTGTTTTTGTCTAATATAAAGGATATTAATTAATGAAAAAGTTAGTGCTTGGCATTGGCATTAATGATGCAGATTATATGGTTCAAAACATAGTAAATGGTAAAAAGTTATACTGCCATTTCCATGCGACGTGGTCTTCAATGCTAAAGAGGTGTTATAGTAAAAGTTTTCAGGAAAGAAGACCAACATACAAGGGATGTTCGGTCTGCGATGAATGGCTAACTTTTTCTAATTTTAAAAAGTGGATGAAAAATCAGGATTATGAAGGAAAGCAACTAGATAAAGATATTATATTTAGCGGTAATAAAGAATATAGTCCTATTTCTTGTGTTTTTGTCCATCGTAATTTAAACATGATTCTATGTGACGCGGCTGCTAAGCGAGGATCATACCCAATAGGTGCGTCTTGGTGTGGTAGAAATGGAAAATTTTTATCTCAAATAGTATCGAGTGGCAAAAGAAAGCATCTTGGTTACTTTGAAACTTATTTTCACGCTCATCAAGCATGGCAACATGCAAAAAAAGAATTAATCTACAGCGCTGCATTTGAACAAGAAGACGAACAAGTAAAGAATGCTTTACTTTCAAGATGTACACAACTTCAACATGATATTGATAACGGATTGGAGGCGATAAAATTATGAATTCAATTCTACTTCAATTAATAATTGCAAGTTTTATTGTTGGCGCTTCTGGTGGATTATATGTTGGATACAAATACAATGATGGCAAACATGCCATTAAAACAACTGCCACTATGACCATGCAGGCCTCTGCTGTAGCTCATGCTCGCACAGAAGAACAATCAATTGCAAAGTCATACGTAGCAACATCTAAAACATACCAAGAAGGATTAAACGATGGAAAAAAAGAGCTTAATACCGCTATTGATAAGCTTCGTGCTGAGCGGCTGCGCAACCGTACCGCCACCAGTGCAAGTGTGTCCAGTAATCCCACCTGCACCAGCGGATGTAATGGTGAAGCGGGAGCCTACATTTCTGAAGAGATTGCTAGAATTGGAGCTGAAGCGGACGACATTACAAGGCAACTAAAGGCGGCTCAGGAGTTATTAATGGGTAGGGATGCTGCTTTGCAAAGTAAAAAACCCGCCAATTAAGGCGGGTTTTTTATTAGGTGAACAATCCACCTGACTTACGCTTATTCTCTACTACTGCCAGATAACGGAACGCATCAGCACCGTGTGACGACCAGTCATGTAGCGGATTATCTCGCCAGCAGCCTAGCTTATCGTTCCATTCCTTTCTGTAATGCTCTAGCACCTTAACCCCTTCTGTCGTCTTCTCTTCATCGAAAACACACTTAGCTAGCAACAACCTTGCAGCCTCGATACCGTCCATAATCGACAGCTTAGGCGCTACCTGAAACTTGATAGCGTACGTCTTACCCATGTATTCCACGCCTTCCGCTGCTAAATCCTTGCGTGTCTTACCTTTGCTGCCAAACTCGCGATTATTGATATCATGCGGGGCAGTATGATTGCCAAACTTCCAACCATTAGCAATGCCCTTATCCTCGATTATCTTGATGTAATGACCCATAGACTCGCCTGAGTTTTCATAGTAATCAAGAATATGGGGCGCATCGCCTACCATGCGATAGAACCAGATCGCCGTACTATCCCCGATACCGATATCCCAGCATGTATGCACGGCAAGGTGATCATTATCAGGCAATACACAGATACGGCCATCTTTATAGATCTTACTGAATTGCTGCGAGTAATAAGCCCCTTCAATGGCCTGCAAGAACGCCTCTTCTGGTGTGCTTGGGTACTCTCTAGTCATCTCACTGCCTAGCTTTGCCTCCTTGCTTGCGTACCACTTCTTCTGTCCGGCAGTTAATGCAATGCCATGCTTTGATTCAAGCTTTGCAAAGTAAGCAGATAGACGTTCAGGTATATCCTGCTCTTCATCCATCGTATAAGCAGGATCTTGCCACCATGAATAAAAGTGGAATTGATATTGCATTGAGTTAGGCTTTTTGCTCTTCTCTTTTAAGATCCTTGCTGCCTCTGCATACTCGTAGAAATAACCTTCCCGACCTTCTGCGGTGCTTTCAATGGTAATTCGATTGCCAATGCCTACCGACTCAAGAGCGCCAGTTACAATCTCCTTTGCCTTTTCTGGATACTTCTTGCATATCTTGCCAAATTCTGATATGTGCAGTGATTGAAGCGTATCGCCTCGATATCCAGTACCTACGCGTATGCTTGACCCATTGCTAAATACAAACCCAGTGTTTTTATCATTTACCGGAACAGGAAGCACAAAACGCCCGCCTGTTAAAAACTTGACAAATGCATGATTTATTTTTTGATAAGCAAACTTTATTTTGCTTCGGTAGATATCTTTTGCAGAATCAAAGGAATGGGCAATACAGCCAGAAGAGAAATTAGGGATAAAAAGGCAATCATCAAGCCCATCAAGCATGGCG